GAAATGCTGCGAGGGTGTTTTTTCAGCGTGCCGTCCGGCAGCTGTATGGCGTCATAGTGGCCGGCTTCAACGATGACCCACGCCCGGTAAGCATCGAAAGATTTGCAAATACTGATATAGCCGGATCGCTTCTCGGCTATTCGGTCGAGATATTGCCCGGCGGCATCAAGTAACGCCGATTCACTCCCGCCATATGCAGCAAGGAATTTGGCGTAACCTGTGATAAGCCTGCGCTCATTAGACGAAATCGCCCCGCCGGTAGGTTCCCAATATTCAAAACCGAGATTGAGTAAAGCAAAGTAACGGCGATGAAACGCCGGATTACGGACAAGTTTAAAGTCGGCCTCCAGAACGGCGCCGAGCTTGCATTTTGATTGTAGAAATTCGCTGGTCTCCTGCGTGGCAGGGATCAGTAAACCTTGTGACTGCTTTATTAAGTGCAATTGCGCCATGGTTTCTCTCCGTGGCGCAGTAGGTTAACGGTTGTTCAGGCCGTTGATTTCATATTATCAGAAGGTGGGATAACTCGGTAGCCGAGGCGATGCAGAAAACTGGTCATTGTGTTGAGATTAAATATTCCCTCGTCCTCAAGTAGCGGTCGCATAGAAGTAATCCCGCTAGCCGTGTACACCAAGGCTCGGCCAGCGGCCCTGATACTGCCCACAATTTCACCTGTAGAACGTTTAACCAGATCGTAATACTCGTCACTCTCACTGCGCATCCCTACCTCCCGGAAGCAAAATCATATACTGTGTTTTTATACAGTATAAATTAATGTTGAATCACTTACATGTGAAAATTACACGGTGCGAGGGATATGATGGCAGATGAAGATCACCCTACAAGCCACTATTTTCAAAAGAGATTATCACAATTGAAAGTTTGGGAGTTTTGTTTAACTTTAATGGCTAACGGAGTGAAAAGTTTTGCGCGGTTGTCGACGGCATATTTTGTGTATCGTATAAGCCCCTATTTACCAGTGCAAAAAAGAAAACCCGCCGAAGCGGGTTTTCTCATGCTGCCTTACCATTTCTCTCTGTCAACTTTGGCAAAATTGAAAGTAGAAGGCTATCCAGTTGTATAGTCTGGCAGTTTAGAAGAGACGACTACCACTGGGTAAGTTGCATTGACGCCATACTCAAGTAGTGAGCTAACCCGCCAGGCATTAACTAACCACTTTATTATGGCTACATCGAACATTTATTTCAGAAACTTGTTATACACGAAGAACTCAGTATCTCGCACAAATCCATTACGCTCATACAACGCCTGTGCACGGATGTTATCTGTAGCGGTACTAAGCATAATAAATGCCGAATCGCTCTCCTTCGCCAGTTGCTCAGCACGTGAGATTAGTTTGTGTGCCACACCATGCTTCCGAGCTGACTCATCAACGAAAAGGTCATAAAGCAACCAAATACGTTTCATCTCAAGAGAGCAAAATAAAGGATAGAGCTGCGTAAAGCCTACCGCTTTCCCATCAACCTCGGCGTAAAAGATCACGGACTCATTAAGCTGAAGGCGCTTGAGAATAAAATCTCTGGCCTGCGAGGCATTTTCTTCGACCTCGTAGAAACGACGGTACCCGAGATACAGGGGAAGGATAGTATCCACATCATGTGGTTGAGCCTGGTAAATCTTCATACAAAAACCTCATAACTAATGAGTGTATAATTGTATTACAAATAATTTTTCCGATTTGTCCTTTTGTGGGCTTAAGTTCACTTTTCGCCCCCCCATTCTCCTGTTGGATTAATTTTTCGCCATAAAAGATAAAACCCGCCGAAGCGGGCTTTATCATGCTGCAATGTCTTTTTTCAGGCACATCTCCGGCAAATTAGCCCTCACCAGCGCCTCAGCGAATGGGGGCGGAACGGCATTGCCGCAGCGTGCAACCTGCTTATCCTTCGCATACTTCACACCGCGGTAATCCTGATCGATGATGTACCACTCCGGGAACCCCTGCGCCCGGTAAAGCTCATGCGGTTGCAGCATTCGCATCCCGATATCAACAATGCGGTAAGTCACTCCGCCGATATTCACCATCCCGGTGCAATCCTCCCCGCTGTATTCCTGCAGGAACGCCAGCACTTGCTGCGCGCGCTCTTCGTCATAGTCCTCGACCGCCAGAGTCGTTTTAACCTCCCCTACGTGCAGCCCGCCGGCAGTGATAGTCGGCATCGGCTCGTCAGTTGTCTGGCCATCACGGCAAGTACCGCGCAGTTTGACCAGGTGAGAAGCGACTAAGGCGTGGTGATCGACAGTCGTTACTGAATGCGCAGGCTCATCCAGCCCCACGCCCGGCCCCGTATAGTTGCCGCCGTAGTGCTTCGCCAGAAATGCGCTGGTCACAGCAAATTTGTTACCACCAGCGGTTACTGTCCCCAGTGGCTTTTCCAGCTGCAATACGCGCGGCTCCTGCCCTGGTCGTTCGCCATAGCCAATCTGAATTAACGTCGGCATTACCAGTTGCGATTTACCACCGCCGCCCGCTGTGATGGTTGCGCTTGGCTCGTCTGCGCGGTGGCCGACGCTGGCACCGAATTGCCGGGCGATAACTGGAGCGACGACGCGGGCTCGTGTCTCTTTCAGGATGGTGTGAGCAGGTTTATCAAGCGGGCGCGGTTTAGCCTGGTATTCGCTGCCACCGTTGCCAGCGAGGAACGGGACAAGGCCCGCCTCAACAATCCCCAGCGCATGACCATTCCCCCCCGGGCGCCTGGACGTGCCAGCGGTCACTGTCGGTACCGGATCGGTAACTGGCTGCCCGGTGGCGCCGGTGCGGAATTTTGTCAGATGAGGTACCGCGATTGCGTAGCCGTGGGTTTTCGTAATCGTCTGCAGCGGATCGTCCAGTGCCTGCCTCCGGAAACAGTCATATTTCCTGCGTGTCGTTGTGTGATTGCACTTCACGATGAACGGCGACGCGCTGTCGATAACAAAACGCTGGATGCCGCGCGCGATACGTTTTAACGTATTCTCCGCCAGCGGCTTTTTTCGATCAAAGATGCTCGGCGCCGGGATGGACCAGTCGATGCATTCTGCAGCTGTGTGCCATGGCGCCAGTTTTCCGGCCAGCACCGCCGGTGATTTCGGATCTCCATGAGTGGCTTCCGGCCATACAATCGGCTTCCCATCGCAACGCATCACCATGAAGAATCGCTTACGGATGGTCGGCGCACCATAATCACATGCGCGCAACTCGCGATACTCAACGGTGTAACCCAAACCGTTTACCAGTCGTGCTGCATCCTCGCTATCAAGCGAAATATTCAGAAATTCGCAGCATTCGGCCAGCGCCGGATGATCCGCTGAAATGCCTGTGGTCAGCATGCCAATGAATGCCTCAAAAGTCTCGCCAGCACGGGCTGGATCTGGACGCATTTCACCAGCGAGCAGCGGCCCCCACGTTTTAAATTCTTCAACGTTCTCCAGCTTCATCACTCGGGGTTTAACATCCAGCCCCCAGCGCAGTACCACCCAGGCCAGTCCACGGATCGCTTTCTCGACAGGCTTAGCTCCTTTCGCCTTTGAAAAGTGACGGCAATCTGGTGAAAACCACGCCAGCGCTACCGGGCGGCCAGCGGTCGCGACCTTTGGCCTGACTTCGTAAACCGATTCGCAATAGTGCAGCGTGTCCGGGTGATTAGTGGTATGCATCGCTACAGCGTTCGGGTCATGATTAATCGCAATATCCACACTGCGCCCAATCGCCAGCTCGATGCCCGTTGAGGCGCCGCCGCCGCCAGCAAAGTTATCAACGATGATTTCGCTCTCTCTCACGCGTATTTCTCCATGGCACAGGCCAGCGAACGAGCCGCGGCGATAATTGACGATACCGGCATTTTCTCCAACCACATACGGTTGATATGATGATGAAGTCGGCGTTGGTGATGCGCCGGGAGTGTCCCGGCTTTTTCAATCTGAGCGAAGACCATGCTGACTTCCGCTGGCCATACTGTTTCAGGCACATCCACGAGCAGTAGGCTTTCCAGTTCCTGCAGGCGTTTGCAGGCGTATTCCAGTGAAGAGTCCATCAATCAGCCTCCACCTTGATGCCAGCGGTGGCAACTGTACGCGCATAAACGATCACGCCATCCTCAGGGCGCTTGCGCGGTAAAAAGATACCAGGGCGCGGCCACAACGCAATAAAGCGACATTCGCTGTTTTCAAGACGGTGAAATGCTTTCTCGCTCATTACACCTACCGGGCGAAGTTGCTCCTGTTCGCGCTCCAGCTCTGCGATGCGCGCCTGTAACTCCTCGCAATGGTCCGTTATCCCACGGCATTGAGTTTTCCAGTAGGCTTCCATCCCCTGCGCCTTCTCCAGCGCCTCTACCAGCGCGAGGATGTTGGCAGGGTTAGCCAGGGCGATGAATTCGGCATTACGCTGCGCCGTCTCATCCCATGCCACATGCCCCTCGCCGTCGTATTCCTCACAGATGCAGGCGGCGTCACTGTTGAGCGAATCAAAGAGGGTTTGCCCGTCAGAGCCATAAATTGCGTATGAGGTGAATCCCTCCATACAGTCATCGCCAGACCCGTAGCATCTTTCGTTTTTAACTTCGTCGGCCCACCATTCGCCCTGCGTCGCTTTCCCTGCTGCGGCCTTCATACGCTGCGCCAGTTCGGTGATATCAGTCATGGCTGGGCTCCTCGAATAACACATCACCCTCAATACCGCCGACCTGATAAACGATCGAACCATCGTCTCGATATTCCATTGGTGCAGCGCTCCAACCTTCGCCATTAGGATCGTCATCGTCTCCTACCTGGACAAATCCTCCAGTAACCACACGGGCCGGATACATTTCACCTTCAGTCCAGTATCCTTCGGTATCCTTAATGCAGAGAATTTGCAGTGAGTTGCTCATTTGGCCCCCTCGCGCATCTGGTTTGCAAAATTGACCATCGCATCATGAAACTCGATTGCCCCTGAGGTTCGCTTCTCGGCTTCTTCGTAGCTGATATCAAGCCTGTCCATAACACAGTCAGTTTCAAGATAGTCAGAGCAGGCATCCAAAGAAGCGGTAATCGCATCAGCCTTAATCCCGGCTAGGTAAACGTCGGTGGCGGAAAAGTCCAGCTCATCGGAGCATGGGATAACTTCGCCGTATACGCGCTCCATAGCTTCATCCCAGCCATATCGGCAGGCATCGTACCGGTCAGTAATGCCACGGTCTTCCAGTCCGCACCCCATGCCTTCGGCGTGGTACTGAGGTTCGTTATCCAGGTTGGTTACGGAGTCAACGATCTGTTTCATCGCTACATTTTCCAGAGCTAACACCACATTCTCCGCAGCCCGCTTATCCATTTCGATGCTACGACCTTTCCAGCCCTCCCACATTGCAGCCATCATCATGAACCAGACATTCCCGCACCCCACTCTCTTCTCGTTAAAGAACCAGGTAACAAACTCAATGCTCATCTCGTTTTGCTGCGCAATTTGTTCGATTTCGTTACCCATGAATAGCCTCCTGAACATCTAAAACTCGCTGAAAAACGGGGCTGCCAAGCAGGCTGTAATTCATCCCAACAGCAAATTTCGGCACCAGGCCAAAACGCTTCATGTCAAAGTCGATGACGGCCCGCTGATCGCGGAACAACCCCAAGCGACCATGCCGGACAACCTCGCCAGTCGCTTCTGCTTCGGAAAAATACCGCTGAACAGTAGCGCGGCTCAGGCCCAGTTTTTTCATTGCCTCGGCGGTCGTGAGTCGCCCCTGATGCCTGGTGATCCGAATCACTGCACGGACGTACTCTCTGCGCTCAACTGCTGACAATGCTCTAGCCATACATACCTCACTTAACGACACGCAAATGACGCACGTTTTTGCGATAGCTGTCCCATTCAAAATTCACCCACATACCGCCGTCCATCTGGAGACGGTCAAGAATCCGCATACCCAGTGTTTCCTTCAGCGATTCATAGTTCAGGTTGGTTAGGATGCCGACAGGTCGCATGGAGGACAGCCGGCGATCGATAACCTGATTCAGGATGACTTTTTCACCGCTGCTTCCGCGCTGAATACCCACCTCATCCAGAATAAGCAGGTCCACATGGCACAAATCGTCCAGCAATGACGCCTCTGACTGCCCGCCGTCATAGCACTCGCGAACACGTAGCATCAGGTCAGGAATAGTCACCACCAGCACAGAGCGGCCACCAGCCAGCAGGTGATTTCCGATTGCTGCCGCCAGATGGTTTTTCCCGGTGCCCGGCGCTCCGCTGAATACGAAACTCGCAAACCCAGAGCCGAAATGCTGCGCATAACTTTTCGCCATCGAGAGCGCCCGACGCTGGCCATCCGACTCAACCTGATAGTTAGCGAATGTGCAGCTGCGGTGCAGATCCTGAATTCCAGCACGTCCAAAGATTTTCTCTGCACGTGCGCGCTGGTTTTGTTTTTCCAGTTCCTCGCAGCACTTACGGCCTTCTTCGGCTTGCCAGGCACGCCATTCATCAACGCTGCCGAATTTTGGCTGAACGCCAGGGGGAATGAGTTTTTTCAGTCGCTCCAGTGCATTCCCGGTACCAATCATGTTTTTCATCGCTACCCCCTGAATCCCGATGGGATGGTTTTGTCAGGTTCCGAAATCTGATTGGGATCTCGTGCTCCTGACGCCTGCTGAATCGCCCACGGTTCGCTGAAATGCATACCAGGGCCAAAAAACGTTTTCGCCTGTTTCACGTACTGCGTGTTAAGGATTCCCTCGGCTTTAACGAAAGCTGCGTAACGCTCCACTCCTGCGAAGATTTCCGCCGTAGTGGTTCCATCCCTGATTCGGGCATTCCAGGCTTTGAAGGCATCGGATTTGCTGTTACCCCCTGCCCGCCTGGGATAAACCGACCAGACCTGCTCGAAATCATTCGGGTATATTTTTTGGGAATCAGGTTTATCGCTTTCGTCCTGGTTTTGATCTGCTGGGGGTGTGGCGGAGCCATGCCCCGAATTATCTTCTTCCTGATCCTGTTCCTGCTCCTGATCCTGTTCCTGGTTAAGGAACGGTTCGAGAACCCTTTCGGAACCCTTTAGTTTTGCGATGCCGATGTGGGATATTGCCGAGGCTAAAACCCGCGCCAGCTCTGGCTTCACCGTAGATTTGTCCGGGACCTGATCAAACAAACGAAGTGCTGCAATTCCCTGGTTTGGGTTTTCAACTGAATTCCAGGTCAGAAAGTTACGAATTAGCACCCATTTCGATGACGAATCACGCGTTGCGAAACCGTTAGCCGATAGCTCATCAAACCCTTTCGAAACCCTTTCAGGAGTCCATGCAAGGTCTTCCGAAACGTATCCATCAGGCAGCCTGAAGCATCCGATCATGTTTGTGTGTTGCCCGGTGAGCAGGTACAGCGCCAGCAACCTGGCATCATCCGATACCCGGCGCATTCCATCGCTTATCCAAAATGATGTATGCACCTTGCCGTAATCACGCATAGAGACCCCGTTGTTGCTTAAACTGGTGTGTTTTCATCACCAAGCACCCACCGCAAAGCCTCAGCGTATTCGCCACTGGCGGTTTGAAGTTGCTGGGTGATTTCCTTACGGGATTTGAGACGCGGCTTTGTGTCGCCTAGGACAGCGCGCTGGCGGCGAGCTTTCTCGTGGCCAGTTACACCCTCTGCCGCTGCCTCTAACTGTTTGACCGTTTCCCGTTGCTTTTCCGGTGGCATATCGACCAGTTGACGCGCTTGAGTGACAGTGACTTTTCCAGCCTCAACCGCCGCCTGGACGGCCTGCGTAGCATCCAGTAGAGCCACGGTTGCCTGGACCGTTTTTACGCTGCAGCCAAAAAGCAGGGCAATGTCATTTTCGTCATGACCATATTCCATCTGCTGAACCATTTTTTTGGCCCGGCCCAGTGGGGTATCTGGTTGGGTTATCTCGTTTTCGCTGACCATGTATTTGGCCATTTGAATTGCTGAGCCGCGCTTAGCTATACCGGGTATAGGCCAGGGTTCCAGCCCTGCCCGCTTTCTCCTGGCGTTTGCTTCCTTAGCGTTCTTTACTCGCTGCCGACCTGCCACCACGCAGGTTTTCCCTGTCTCCGGGTCCTTCCACACGATAATCGGTTCGAGTACCCCAAGTTCCATGATATTGAGGATCACCGCTTCATTAAGCGGTAGGTGTACTCGTTCGTCGTAAAGCGGGTGTGTTGTATCGGTAACCAGATGCAAACTTTCTGGTTCGAAAAAAAGAACATTGCTTTTGCCGCTGGCGCCGTATGCATCGATAGAATTTTTAGCCATGGGCGCCCCCATTATTGATATTCGGTTGGTTCGTGTTCATAATTTCCCCTGTGAATTGATCCAGTTAATTCGCAACGAAAGCCGTAGGTGTTGCAGCACCGCGGCTTTCACCTTTCTGAATTCCAGCATCACGTCACTCCCAGCATTGAAGTGACAATGGCCATCAGCGGCGCCGTTAACTCAGGGTCTATCCGGAACATCTCGACAATTCCCTCGCTCAGTTCTTTCAGCTTCTGATGGCGTGGAGCCCCCACAGCAACGGCAATCTTTGCTTCGCTGGTTTCTTTTTCCAGACGAGCCAGACGGGACATAAAATTGTCTTCGGGCATCAGGCGATGGCGAAACTCCAGAGGAAGAACGGCCATGATTGCCGGAGTAAGAAGACGCACTTTCTCGCGGTACCGCTCAGATTCAGCCGGATTATCCAGGTAACGAAAAAGCTTCTGCCGGGCACGGCTGATGTCATCAGGAAAGTCGATCTCCCCGCCGCCCTTCTGCCGCCACTCACCGATGATGTGTGCCGACACAACATCCTGACCTTCAGCTGCTGCCCAGGCGCGAACGGCGGAGCGAATGTTGTCGTGCTCTGCCACTATCTGCTGATTTCGCTTTATCAAAGCGCCGGTCTTGAATCCGGTATTTTGTTGAAAGGACATGATTTGCATGGTCAGCCCTCCTGTTTCGGCAGGCCGTCTGTTGGATTTGGGTATAGATCTGGCCGTAGTTCGTGGGGAGTTACACCTGTCGCCTCAAACACTGACAGAACTCGTTCGGCAGGGATGCCTTTGCGGCGCCACAGCGAAACGGCCATTTTTGAAACGCCGATCAACTCACCAAGCGCACTTGCCGAGCCAGAACGGAGTATTGCATTTTCAATACCAGTCATAGGACCTCCTTAAGTGAACAAAGTAAAGCATCAATTTACTTTACAGTCAACATACGCCTGCCTATCAACTGGTAAAGCTATTGTTTACAATCAATGCATGAATAAAAAAGATCCTAACCAGAGCCTCATTTCCAGGCTGACCGAACTGAATGGCAAAGGCTTCTCAAAAACTGAGATGGCCAAGGTTGCTAATGTCAGTAAGCAAGCGGTAACCGGGTGGTTTCGAACCGGTAAAATCAGCAAAGAATCAGCCTTGGCAGTCGCTGATGCAGCAGGTGTTTCAGTACCATGGCTACTCGGTGAAGATGTTGGTGAGAAAGACGGACTTAAGCCAGATGAACAGCGTCTACTGGAGCTCTATCGCCAACTGCCAGAAGAAGAACAACAGAACATCTTACGGATCGTGTCGTTGCGTCTGAAAGAACTCGATGAGCTGTACGCAAAGTACATGGTACGTCGGATTAAAAGTGATGGTGAGTGAGACTTGAGGGTCGTCATATGAGAATTGGTATAGCCTTTCCAGTTATAGTGTTTATCGTTGCTATTGCATTTCTGTCCTGGTTCATCCTGGGCGGTTATGCCAATCCAGGTGCATAAGCCGAAGTAATTAGGAAGCTATGTACAGGAAACATATCTAGCTAAGCGGTATGGTGTGATGATTGAATGAATGAAAAAAGCTGCAGACGCGGTCTTTTTGGGTTCAATCTCGTTGACGACTTATCTCGGATACACAACAATGAAAACGTTAATGGACGATTTTAGGTGATTTTATGGCGACGGTTGAGCTTCAACTTTCCCCACAGATGATTGACTGGGTGGCAGATCAAGGCGGATATACTCCCTCCGCCCTTGCGGAAGAGCTAATGCCTAAAAAAAAGGAAATGTTTCTACGGGGCCATGTTACAAAAACAGTCGCTGAAAAACTTGCAAGAATTGGTCAAATTCCATTTGGATATCTATTCCTTGACACGCCACCTAAAAATACCCCCCCAACGATCCCTGATTTAAGACAAACCATTAACCCAATACCTTTATCTAAAGATTTTATTGATACATATAATGATATCAAATATAAAATAGATTGGTACAAAGAATATCTTGATGATTTTGGAATTCAGTTTAATATTGATTTTATTGGTCGTTTTTCCATCAATGACGACTTTCGCCTTGTCGCTCAGGATATATCCCAAACAATAGAGCTAGATATTAAAAAGATCCTTAATAAAATAACAAAAGACTCTTATTTTTCTTTTGCATGCAATCTTATAGAAAAAAAAGGAATTCTGGTATTCAAAAATGGGATCGTCAAAAGTAATACTAAAAGAACTATTGATCCAAACGAATTTAGAGGATTTTGTCTTATTGATGAGATGGTACCATGCGTGTTTGTTAATGGTACAGACTCTTACTCCGCTCAAGTTTTTACACTTTTTCATGAAGTCGCTCATATTTGGGTTGGTAAAGCAGGTGTCTCTAATTGGCAATTCGATAATAAAATCGAATCCTTTTGCAATAAAGTAGCTGCGGAAGTTTTAATGCCTCATGACCTATTCAAAAAGAAATGGGATCAAGAAACAGAGTTTACTGATGAATTATTAGTAGCTGCAATTAACGTTGCATCCTTCTTCAAAGTAAGTTTGTATGCTACAGCAATAAAAGCTAAGTCCTTGAATTTAATTAACGATATTGATTTCGTCACGTTAAGAAATTATGTGTTAAATGTACCAAAGAAAGAATCTAGCGGAGCTAACCCATACGCAACATATCCGTACAGAAACAGTCCAAAACTAACAGATGCAATACTGTCTTCTACCATGAATCAGCAACTTCCTTTAAGAGAAGCTGCTAATTTACTCAACATTAAGACAGGTACTGTTATTGAGCTGTATAAGCAAAGGACGTCTAAGAAATGATGCCTGAAAGATTTCTTATTGATAGTAATGTCTTTATTGCTGCGAAATATTTTCATTATAACTTTAGCTATTGCAAAATGTTTTGGGACTGCCTCGTTCAGTTTAACAGAAAAGGAATCGTTTATTCGGTTAACTCAGTAAAGAAAGAACTTTTAGCTAAACCCGATGAAATTTCTAAATGGGTCAACGAAGAGGTTCCTCCTACTTTTTTTCAAGATGAAATCACTTCTATGCAAAGTTATGGAGTACTGATGAATTGGGCTCAGACTCTCGATGTTAGCGATAAAGCAAAAGAGGATTTTGCCTCTCAATCAAAAGCCGACGCCTTTTTGATCGCACACGCTATGACCCATGGGTTTTCTATAATTTCTCATGAAAAAAACCAGGAAGGAGCTAAAAAGAGAATTATGATCCCAAATGCTGCATTAGCCCATGGAGTAAATTGCTTAAGCATTTATGAGTTTTTAGCACTATATTCAGGTCAAAATTTTTCTTGTACTCCTTAGATTGTTGAAATTTTTATCCGGCCTCAGTGTCGGTTTTTTGATACCCACATTAAATCATATACACATCTCTCCTACAGCGAACCCCGGTCCCGACCATAGCGTCGGGATTTTTTTTTCTCTTATCACCTTTTCAAAATCTCCTTTGCCAGATAGTAAAGCAACGATGTACTTTTTAGTCTCGCAATACTTGACCTAATGGTAAAGCGGTGTTTTACTAATTACACCAAGACGCACCACGAACCACCCAGGCATGGAGCCCACGAAGTAGCTGCCGGCGGCATACGAAACACCGGATGAGGTGGAGAGATCAACGCGCAGTAGGTTTAAACGTTCCGCTGGCCACGTAATGGCTGAGGTTGAAATGAGTAAGCAAGGCATCAGAGCCATGGTCATTTCGGCAGTAATTGGGCTCTTCATCTGGATCGCGCTCTTCAGCGCACTGAGGGGATTGTTTCTATGAATGATTTCGCACGCAAACCCGCTCGTCAGCAGGCTGTTCGCTTAAGTCCGCTGTCAGCTTTCATCCGCCGGGTGTGCTACATGCTCGCGCAAAAAGGAGACCCTTCATGAGCACGATGTTTGCCTTGGTTCTCACCGTTAGCATGCTGACGGGCGGTAATCAGGATGTCCTGCTCGGCGTTTACGACAGTGAAAATGACTGCAAGGCAGCCGCAGAAGAGCAACACGTGAAAGCTGAATGTTATCCGCTGAAAGGTGTACTGGACGAGCATCCGGCCGGGTTCACGGTGCA